CGTCTGCACTGTAGTATTTGGAGAAACAGTACCAGAAAGAACCGTGTCCAGACGAGTCTTCAACTCATCATAGGACTTGAAGTTGGATGCGGCAGTAAACTCAGTAAGAGGATACTGTTTCTTATAGATACCTTCTAGAACAGCATCGTCATCAGATAGAGGAGTTACGCCCTCAAATTCAGACTTATCATAGTTCCAGTAACCATCTACCTTACGAAGCTTCAATTTGAAGTTCGCCCCGTTCCAGAAATCGAACGGATTTATAGGAGATTCGTCTTCGAAGGCTGGTTGCATTGCTTCCATAGCCTTATCAAAGATTTTCTTACCAAAGCGATAGAGCATCACTTTACCCTCATTTTGAGGATTGGCAGAATCACTAACCACATAGATGTTAGCAAAGTATTGCAACTTACGCTTTTGCGCCCTAGCAATTGCCTTATCTGATTCTACACCAGAGTTCCAGAGTTTAGAATTATACTCTGATACAGGATCGTTATTACCTAGAGTGGTAAGAGAGTTCTCAATATACCACTGACCAGTTGGTCCTTGAAACGCATGGTTCCAAACTTTAGCCCAAGGAAGGTCTTCACCTTCACATGCTGGAAGAAAACGAATAACGGCATATCCATTGCCGGACTTATCCATCGTAGGTTTCCAAAGACGATCATCGACATATGACTTCTTTTCTTGTGGAGCAGATTCTGCTTGGGCAGCGCCCAACAGTGAATCAAGACTGTTTTGTTTTTTCATTGTAGCAAATGACATTAATATGTCTCCTTATTTTTGCGTATGTTAAAGTATGTTAACGTTTGTTGATTTTATAATAGTAACACAACATAATATAATAGTCAATACCTTTTTCAAATTATTTTCAATTTTTCACAAAGTTTTTCTTTAGAAATAGAATAACGACCAAGGTTATCATCTAAAAGCCATCGATACTCGATTGGCAAATTTTCTAATTGACAATCTACCCAATAAAAACTTTTATCTGGATATGATTTAAAAACCTCACTGATTTGATTTATCCAATTTATAGGATTAAATCCTTTAGACGTTTCTGGTAAATAATTATATGTTCCTTTATATAAATTATTGATAGGTTTATCATATGAAGATAAATCAAATCCCAATATATATACTTCTTCTGCATCAGACTGACAAGCTAATGACAGTGCTGTATTTCCAGCTGACCAACCAACATGATCTTCAATTGAATTTACTGCATCATAGGTATCTACATATGTAATCCAAATACCTACATCCTTTTCCATCTTGAGTTTGAGATCATTCATATCAAGATCAGGAAATTGTTTTATTGCAGACTCAACCTTTTCATGAAGAGTAACAGGGTCTTTTCCAGATATAACACACTGATCAGTTCTCTTCTTACTCTTGTGAATAAATGTTTCTGGTATATCAAATCCCATAAGCATCATATCAGCGACTTCTGATGGAACAATGGTCCAATTTGCAAAATATAAACTATGCAATCTATTATATTCTGGATCAGATATTGCCCACCCTGAGTCATAAATCTCTTGTTGCATTGCATAGTCCATTGCAACTAGATTATCTACACAATGGTTTCCTTGACGATGAATTGCATTACATCCCCATGTAATAGTGTCTGGGTCTTGTATTGTTGGAGTTCTTGTTGGGTGATCAGAAGCCTTTGGTTTGAACCATGCTCTAGACTCACCATTTCCAATAACAAGTGCTTTTTTCACTTACTCATCCTTCTATCAATCTTACCAGAAGTACCATCAGTGCTAACTGTGTAATTTACAGGAGCATCATCCAACCATCGTTCATTCTTTACAAAGTCAAGCTTGTAAGCATCACGTTCAGATAGATTTGCTAGTACATTAAACGCAAGACTAATCCTTGGTTCATTAGTAATGTTCTGTGAAAATCCATGAAACAAATATGAATTAAACATAATCAATGATCCTTCTGTACATGGCATACCAATCTTATTAGTAAAATTTGGATTGGCTTTACTATAGTGTTTTCTTAGTGAGAAAAACGGATCGCTGTTTGATGGCATTTTCTCAAATACTAATGGTGGATGTTCTGGATTTGACTTGACATAATACACACCACTGATAATAGAGTTACCATGATTGTGCATACTTTGTGAACTGCCTGGTTCTGCACTGTTCAACCAACTTTCATGAATCCAAAAATCACGATGATCTAAAGTCATCACATTATCTAGATAATCTTTAGTACACTCATAGAACCATGTCTTTAAATCAGCAAGGCCTTCATGATCAATAATGTTTGGTGTATCCTTGAACTGTGTCGTATCAGGATTTGCAATTGCTTGTTGATTAAATTCAAACTCATCCATAGAAGGAATTTTTGGTGGATTAGAATTTTGGTATATCTTCAATACACCAGCTGGGAAAATAGGAATTTCAGTCATTTCAGTCATTTAATATATCTCCAATAAGTGGGAAAATCTTTGCAATCTCTACTGCACAAGCTTTTGCCAATTCCATGTGTTCTTTTTGTGTACCATTCGCTGACCTTAATTCTATATAGTGAACCCAACTACGAAGGGTTCCATTCATGTACATACGAGATACTGTTAGTCCTTCTGGTAGCACCGCACGAGCTTGTTCTTTTGCAATGCCCTTTTCGATTGCCCAATTATAGGTTTCTTGTGACAATTCAATCAATGACTTTTGACGCATTTCCCACTGGTCCTGTAACATATCGTCTTCTGTCTCTATACTGTTCTGACGATTCTTAGTGTCTTGCAGTCTAGCCTCACGGGTCACAAAATCTAAGTCTTTTGTCGGGTCAGCATATCGTTGACTAAACTCTTGGAATGAGAATGAACGATGGCGTAAAATCTGCCGTCCAATGTCTCTGGTTGTCTCTATCTCAAGGCACGCATTGACCATCTCTAGTGGTGACCAGTGTTTATTTTTGACAAGGTATTTTATAAGTTTCTCTGATGTGACAGTGTTGTTCTGATTGTCTGGATTAGACACTCTAGCACAATACGCAATCAATTGTTCAACATCAGGTCTTTTTACTGCAATTGGATCAGTGTCAAATGACTCTGAATAACTAACTAAACGTACTTTCATTATTCATGTTCTCCGCCTGGATCATTTTCTGGTAGTATAAATTTTTCACCATTAATCCACATATAATTTCTACTACGACTAGGACTGTGATAACCTTTAATAAAATTAACTGATTGTGGGCTGCGTTTTGCCGTTGCAAATGCTGCAACTGTAAGCACAATTCCCGCAATGAGAAGAAGATGTGCCACCACACTTATTCCCCATACTGTCCAACTTCCAACCATCGCTGCAAATACAATACACCACATCCAAGCAAGAATCTGTAATACAAGATGTCTTACTTGTATGTCTTTAATGTTTCGTAGTGGGTTGTGTTTTGCATCCATAACACTATTCCACGAATCATATATAAATTGTTTCATCTCTTACTTTCATAATATACCCTTTCGTTTTTTCCATGCGGCCTTCATAGCTTCACTTTGAGTTTTCTTATATTCTGGTGAACTGTGTCTTTTAGAGTTTTTATTACCCATCATAGCTTTTGAAATATTAGTTTTTCTTTCCTCTGAAAGTGGGCCCCATTCTTGACCTTCCAGCGATTCAGAAATCTTCCGTCTATGTTCTAGTGATTTAGGAACACCTTTGTTTTTCTCTCCACCCATACTTGACCTTTCCATCCAGATTTCTTCTTTTCCTATCTGTTTAGATAATGCTAACCAAGCACACTTGTCTTCTTTTTTGCCGTACTTCTCGTATAACTCTTTGTGTGCTTGTGCGTGTTCTGTTACTGTCAACGCTTCTATATTAGTCGGTGAGTCTGAACCGCCCATATGTTTTGGTATTTTATGATGATTATGCATACAACTATTTATAAAAATACAAATCTATAGGTCAGTTGGTAAATGGTGCTGGTACAAGGAATCGAACCTCAAACTGATGATTACAAATCAACTGTTATACCGTTTAACTATACCAGCTATTCCATTCAATTATCGCCGATTAGTATTCGGACGATATCCCTTTGGCCAACTAGGTTGGCGTGTACCAAGTTTAGTGATTCTATCACTTAACTCCTCATTGGTTTTCACCAATTGGGCGTTATCATACTCTAAACTACGAATACGACCTTGAAGATTGATTACCTTCGATTCGAAGAAACCTTCTTCACGGATGGTGGGATCACCATCTAAATGCACTGTCACTTCCATTTGAAGTCTCCATTGCAAGGGGTTGCTGTCATCAATCCTGACAGTTGAATATAAACCATATTACTATAGTTTATAGGATATGTCAAGTACCTTATAGAGGTAGTTGAGCACATTTTGGTAAAAAATTTAATTCTCTTGCATTAGCTTCAATTTTCTCTTTTAGAGATTTTGAAATTAAAGGCCTTAATGAATCAGGTTCAAGACCCTCTTGTTCACAGTACCACAATACGGCATCCATGTGACTTATTTCTTTCTCAAGAGCAATTTCTTCTATTTTTAGGGAAAAGGTTTTAGATGTATTTAATGGCATTTTATAGTATTCCATGTATAATGTATGGAGCGGGTAGAGAGAATTGAACTCCCGTCTTCAGATTGGAAATCTGTAATAATACCACTATACTATACCCGCATTAACAATTAAAAAGTTGGGGGGTTAACCATGACCCCCCACGGATGTATTACGGCATCACCCGTTAGACATTACGCTGAACGTAGTGCCTGATAGCCAGCAGCAACAACTGCTCGAGTAGGCGTACCAATCATATACTTCATATATGTTTCACCATCAAAAGATGATACACGCTTATTCAGATAGATCGAAAGACCTTCAGAACGAAGTTTGCTAATTACCGCACGAACATTCTTAACACCATAACGTGCTGAAATCTGTTTTGCGGTTAGTTCTGCACCATTTACAAGTGCGGTTTCGACCTTAGCGGCCTGAGTAGTGGTAGTAGTCATTTAAATGTTTTCCTTAACATTACAAATAGGTTGAAACTATTCCAACCTTTAAAATGGCAGTTTTTAGTCCTATAAAAGAGAACTACCAAACTCTATAAGTGTCGATATAGGAATAGGTTCCCGTCACTTAATTCGCATTATAATAGAGTATAACATAACAATACCTGTATGTCAATACCCTTTTTAAATACTATATCAATCTTTTTTGTTCACAAAAGACTGTAACTTCTCAGCTTGAGCCGTAATTTCCTCTGGTGTATACATCTTAGGAATATACTTCTCAAAGTCCTTATAGAGTTCAATATTCTTCTCAGAAGCTTTCTCAAGTGAGGACCAAGCCATTTGTGATGCCTGTTCGTATTGACGATCAAGCATTTCTTTAGCCATTGTTAGTAGATCGAAACGGATTTCGTAAGGTGTCTTTGTCATTTTATTTCTCCTGTGTTGTGTGTGATTACCCAAGAAAGGGTTTACATGTGTAAGCCAATCGGCTTCTTCGTTTGAATAGGGAAACATAATTATCTCCCCATAATCCAATCATTGTAACGGCGATTGCCTTCTATGTTACCAAATTCGATAACGTAGTAACGATGCATGTCATGATTGTTTCTTCTAGTACCGCTGCTTAGAACGGCAATCCATTGTTTAAAAAAGTTAGCCATCTTATTATTCCTTGTGTGTGTAATCGAGTAAAATCACTCGAATTATTTATTGTGTGTAACGGTAATCCATTCTTCATACCATTCTAAAATTTGTTTCTGGTTTTTAAAATATTTTATTTTGTCAGCCAAATTCTGTTTAACTCCTATAACATTATTTATATCATCTAAAGAAACATAATCTCTATAATCATTAAAACCTAGAAGGGCACCAAAATCTAAAAAAGAATCTAAATTTAAAATATCTTCATAATAAATGGTTATCGGATTTTTTATTTCAATTTTCTTTTATTAAATAATTCGTATTGATTAAAAATAAAAAAAAAGTATTTCCAGTCAACAACTATACTATTTTCTGCTGGTAATTTTATGGATTTAACATTTTTACTAAAAAATTGTTTAGTATTTATCGCTATACACAAACTAAGAAACTGATCTAATTTATTTTTCCTTTCCACACAGATAACTCTAAATTGTTTGAAATAATTAAACACCTCTTCATCTAATGGATGTATATGATTAGTGATAAGAAATAAATTATTCCTAATAGATTTTTTAACCAACCGTAAAAGAGATGAACTATTATTTTCGATTATAGCTTTATCATCATAATCATGAAAGCAAATTAATTCATTATCAACCAAATGATATTTTAATCTATATGAATTTTCAGTTTTCGAATCAACGATTGTACGAAGATCATTCTCGTCTTTCACAAAAAAAGAATTTTGTTTTTGATTAAACATTTCTGAGAATACGTTTTTATATTTAAACTTATTTCTCAAATATAACATCAATAATTTAGTGGATAACTGTGAACCGCTTCTAGGCGTACTCAGAATTGTATATGTGTTCAAAATTTATTGCCTTTTGTGAGATTTTCTTTAGATGTAAGATACTGTAAATTTTATAATACATGCAGACCACTAACGATAATTAAAGTGGTAGGTTATTCTGTTGCTAAGGAACCTACCGAAACTCCGAACACTTACTGCTTACGCAGCAAGAGCCATAGGTGCAATGTTATCATTGGCACTTGTAGTGTTTGGCGAATAACGCTGCCAGCCGGTAGTTCTACTCTCATCTATCCCTGACTGTCGATCCTATTTCGCCCCCATCATAAGTCCACTCTATAGTCCAAGTGGACTTATGGTGGAGGCGTTGGGTACTGCCCCCAAGTCCAGTTCAGTGTTCAATTCGTATCATCAAACTACAATATTATTTATATCATGTGGGAATGTATTTGTCAATACCTTTTTTCAAATTTCTTTCAACGAATCTATTATATTCCAAATTGTTCCATCAAGTTTTTTAACATAAGTCCAATTTACTTTTTCAGATCGAATTTGTTTATACATCGTTTTAAAATCTATTAATCTATTTACCAAAGGATGTTCTATACCGCCTAGAGAGTGAGAACTTAGTGCAGAATCTATTGTTGGAAATTTGCCCCAAAGTCTAGTCATTTCTGGGTAACATTGTAAAAATGTTATAATCCTAGAAATGTGTTTATCTATTCTTGTTGGATGTAATGGGTGATGTGCTTTTGATAATACTTCATCCTGAGCATCTATTGAAACTCCTGAGCAATATGAATGACCATCTTCTTTAACTTGTTCAAATGGTTGTAAATCTACTTTAGATTTATTCAAAGAATAAGGTGTAATCAAAGTTGAATATACTGCTGCATCCCATTTTTCAAAATCTATCCAGTTTGAATCGGGTGAAAATGAGGTCCAAAAATCAATAAATTCCCAAACATCATTGGGGTTTTCAGTAATGGCGGTATTGGTAAAATTGATTTCACCTGCAACAGCTATGCTTGTTCGTGACCCGCCGCCATGTGATCGTCTTATCACTGTTCCGTTTTGTTTTTGGCACCAAATGTCTTGAAGCGCAACATTATAATCCCAAATTCCATGAGTTGTGACCCAATTTTCTATTTCATCTTGTACATTATCATCAAGTTCCATATTATATATTTCGGGAGTAAATCCTAAATCAACAGCAAAGTTTGCAGCCCTAACACGATCAACAGACAGTTGTTTTTCT